GGTCCAGCACCTCAGCAGAAAGAAAAGCCATTAGAGACGGAGATAGTTGCTCAAATCCTTACACCTCAGGCCTAACTGGAAGTCAAACTATTGCATTTGATGCCAATCAATTTGTGTATGAAAGTATCAATGTCTTGGCCTATGCTCGTAACGCCGCAGGAGTAGCCTACAGTCCCACAGTGTTGTCCTGGACTCCTACAATTTGTTTGGCCGAAGGCACACTGGTAACTCTAGCCGACGGCGGCACCAAGGCCATTGAGAACATCACTATGAGTGATAGTATCCAGGTTTGGGATTTTGATACGGCAGCGGCTACAGCCGCTACACCGTTGTGGATCAAACGCCAAGAGTCCACTACACAGTATAACTTGATTAGGTTCAGCGACGGAAGTGAACTCAAAACTGTTAGCCAACACCGTATCTTCAACAAAGAAGCAGGCGCATTTACATACCCAATGACTGATGATACTCCCGTTGGAACTACTACAGTCAAAGCAGATGGATCCGAAGTCACTGTGGTCAGTAAGCGGATTGTTTACGAAAAAGTCAACTACTACAATGTGGTAACTGCTGGTGGCTACATGAACTTGTATGCCAACAGTATATTGACTTCTTTACGATTCAACAATATCTATCCTATTGCCAACATGCGCTATGTCAAAGATGGTCGCACATTAAGACCCGCCACTGAGTTTAGCACAGCTGGTATTGCAGATCGTTGGATCACAGGCCTACGCTTGCCTGAGCAAACTACTGCACTAGATGAGCTCAAGAAATATATTACTCGTATGGAACGGAACGAAGCAGGGTTACAGCCATTAAGTGTGGCACCAAACTGGAAATTAGGAAAATTAAAAATATAGTATGTCCTTGGTAGTAATTACATACAACGTTGCTTACTATCAGCTAAGATTTGGATTTTAGCCGCTTGGAATAATTTTTTTGATATAAATAATGGTATAAAGGGGTTGATATGCCAATAGCTCAAAATATACCAGTTGCTCCCAGTTCTGTAGAAATTCGCCAGGCACAACGTGCTCAAGAACGTGCATTACGAGAAGCACACGAAGCTCAACTTATCACAGAGGCTCAACAACGAATCAAGGTTATACCCAAATATCACTGGCGCAGAGATCCACCCGACGCTAGAGATCACATATACCAACCGGTGCAATCTCTAGCTACCAGCTGGGCCAATAGATTTACCAAACCTGGCATGTCCAAAATAGATCTACGCATTTATGCCAGCCCTATTGATGATCAAGGCAATCTAGGTTCATGCACCGGTAATGCCATTGCAGGTGCTATTGATTTATTAGATAAAAAGATCAACAAAGTTGAACGGGTAAGTAGATTGTTTATCTACTACCAAGAAAGGTTGCTGGAAGGAGATATCCATCAAGACAATGGAGCATACATACGTGATGGCATTAAGGCTTGCTATACCTGGGGTGCTCCCTCTGAAAATCTTTGGCCTTACAATGTATTAAAATTTGCAGTGCAGCCCACTCCGCAAGCATATTCAGATGCACTCACTAGAAAAATTACCAGTTATGCTCGCTGTACAGATTTTGCCGCGGTTAAAAATGCGATCAGCACAGGTCATCCTGTGATAGTGGGATTTGATGTTTACAGTAGTTTTGAATCAGATGCGGTAGCGCAGACTGGCATGATGACATATCCTGATACTCAACATGAACAACTGCTGGGCGGTCATGCAGTTTGTTTGATTGGGTACGATGATAGCTTGAACGGTGGAAGATTCATTGCTCGCAATTCGTGGGGAACAGGCTGGGGCGACAAAGGTTATTTTTACATGCCCTATCAGGTAATTCAAAATACCGCAATGAGTTCTGATTTTTGGACTATTAATACAGTTCATAATCCATAAAAAACCACAAGGAGCTAGCATGGGATTCACAGTCAAAGGCACAACAACCATTGAGACACAACAGGCAGGAGCCACACAAAGTTTCAACAACTACGGCATCACTGCAGGAGATGGCGTATTCTCAGATGCGGCCTCAGTTACTACAGGCACTCCGGGATGGACAGATATACAAGTGGGTTGGTATGCCTACGGCGCTGACTTAGTAAATGGAATAATCACTGCCATTGATCATGCAACCGGTGCAGTATCAGTGAGTTTGGGTCAGTTTGATCCTGGACATCTCTACACTTTTTCTTCTACACCGTTTCCAGTCTAATTAGATATTTTGATATGTCTGCATGCACCACGGAATTTGTATCCTGTGCAAGAGCATGATAAATGACCAGACTTTTCAGTCACAGTGTACTTGTCGCCTTTTGAACCTGTTACTGTCCAAGATTTTCCAGCAGGAGGCAATTCCTCATCTACAGAGAAATCTGTGGTATTGGGTACTTCTCGGAATTTACGCCCACGTAAATCCAACTTCAATGGTGTTGAAAATTTGAACAATTCTGTTTTGCCAGCAGGAATATAAGCATAGGCCCGGCTTTTTGAATCATCCATGAAGTAGGTATGATTGGGAGTTTTTTCTTGCCACTTGGTAATTTCTTGAAATACTTTCATACTGTTTCACTCGGTTTGTTGTTTTACAAAATCCATGAGCTCACCGTAAAATTCTTCATATGCACCGGCAACCTCATCATCAAGGTTGTCGTAATTGTCTCCTAGCACTTTGATGCAATGTAGGAGACCTGGTTGTCCCATTTCACGGTGGATATTTGCTATAATCTGAAATGCACTGACTGCCATATGTTGCTCCTTGTTTTTTAATATATCTATATTATAACAAAAGGATACTTTTTGGTCAACCAACTAATAACCCTTGATTTTGCAGGGTTTTTAGGGCACAATTTGCTGACATTGCCCAACTAAATTCTTTTCTAATAATATTACTGTTTTTTAGGGCATTTTGGGCCAGAAATGCATTGTGAGTTTTACTCAACATCATACACTCTGCAAGATGCGAAACACTGGGTTGTGCCCATACTCCCCAATTGTTGTCTGTTTCAGGATAGTGTGATCGATAAGTATCACATGTGACAGGAACTAGATCATAGTCCACAGGAACCATACTGGAAGTTATGTGTTGCAGATATTCAGTGTGCCCACTGTAGTTGGTTGTGATTATGGGCAGTCCCGAAGCAGCAGCTTCAATTATAGGCAGGCCCCAGGCTTCTCCTTTGGTGGCTGCAACCAAAATATCACATTGATTGTAGATTGCAGACATATTTTCTACTGCTCCTATTACCGCAGTGACATTATCTAATTGTAATGTTTTTACCAGTTGTTCTATTTCATTAATTCCGGGTTTGAGATAGTGAGATTTGATTATGAGTTCAATTGCAGGGTCGTTGCCAAATGCAACTGCAAAAGCGCGAATTGTTTCTTCCAAACTTTTCCGAGTTTCATACTTGCCTACAAATAAAAATCTAAAAGGGCGAGTATGTTTACTACGACTAAATGGATGATACATGTCAGGATCTACACCTTCGGGCACAATATGAATTTTGTTAGATGCTATGTTGTGTGCCAGTAAGATCTGTGCTCCCCAAGAACTAGGCACCCAAACACTGTCAGCTGGTGTTAAATTAATCTTAACTGTGGTGGGTATTTTTGTGCTTTCAAATACACACCACTGAACATTGTGTCCTAAAAAAAACTCATGTATGTTTCCAGCGATAAAACTTATGTTGACATCATCAGGTTTGCTTTTGCTTATTGCGTCATAAAACTGTTGTTGATTTTCAAAATCTACTTCTTCTACCATATTGCCGATACCTTGTATACGACCAATGGCATCTGCAAAACCTGCAAAGTGTATACCAATACCTAAATTGTTACGTTTGCCAATCAGTCGTATTTTCATTTGTAAATCCATCCAAGGTCTTGTATTTTATGCATCCATGTAAACACCGGCACTTCAAATTGTAATCTCCAAATTCCATTCCAACCAAGATAGTCATGACATTTTAGTTCCTCGGCCAAGATAATATTTTGATTTTTTTGTTCAGTGGCCCAGGGTTCCGGATAAATGGGATGATACAATCCTGCCCATATAAATTTTGGATCTGCAATACCAAAAAAACTTAGGTGTTCTATAACAACTGCGGTATCAGGATCATTATTGGTTTTGTTTACCAGTTCAACACTAATCTCTGATGTAGTGTGTGTTGAAAAACAAAAATCAAATTTGGTAGTACTGGTCAACGTCACAGAGTTGAGATTATTGTTGACTCCAAGATTAATCATTGGTGGATCAATTTTGTAAACTGGTCTAACAGTTAATGATAGTTCAACTGGGTATATCATATCCAAATTGAGTTAAAATACTATTCCATTCGGGGTATAGTTCTCGAGCATCATACCCGTACACACGATCCCATTTTTCACAATGACGAACCATGGCTTCCAACTGAGTCTCAGCGTCGACCGGATCTGGTGTGTTCAATACTGACAAACACATTTCTGCTTCTTCTTTGATTATTAATTGAAAATTGTTTATGTTACTGGCATTGTAATCCCCAGTAGCAATAATATGATCAAACTGCGACAAAAAATTTTTGTATTTTATTTTATAAAGTTCTTTGATTTCTTGTGGCAATATTTCAGCACACAAAAATCTTGGAGACTCACACAGATTGCTTTTAATTATAAATTTATTTTCCAGAGCGTATTGTAGTAGTTCAGTATAATATCCAATGGTCAATATACTAGGAGCAGGTCTCAATGACACAGTTATACTTGAGTTATTGCACCACTGTTGATATTTTTTGATATTGTCTAATACCTGACTTGTATCGGTTCCTTGTCGCTGATAAGCATTATGATTGTCCACAGTTTCTAAACTGATTTCCAATCCGACTCTGCGAAATTTACTCAATTTATCTAGTAACTCTGCACGAAAAACAGTGCCATTGGTTACAAAACTAAAACAAAGATCAAATCTTTTGTGTTCAATCATGGTATCGACTAAATCATCAAATCGGCGAGTCAGTAAAGTTTCTCCTCCCATAAAGTGAATATTATTTAAGTTAGGAATATCCAATAGTTGCAGTTTAAAGTTTTCCCAGACGTTGGAGTTTCTTGTCCAATCAGTGCCCAGGTATTTGTCACTGGATTGTATTCCCCACTGAACGTGTTGACTGGCAATAGTGCTGCTGGCTTCAGGACGACACATTTTACAAGCTAAATTACAAAAATTTCCTAAATCTACGTGTAGATCCACTGGTTGTGTAGCAGTAGTAGTGCTGGAAAAATGTTTGAAGCCCGGGCTTTGCTGAAAACTAGGATCAAAAGCAGTGCGGGTAAATATCACACTTTTTTGATTGCTCCTAAGTCTACGACTAGTTGCACCGTGAGTTTCTTCTGCATAGCATCTCTGGCACTCTGATAATTTTTCATTGCCTAAAATTTTTTGTCTAAAATTTTTCACTGGATCACTGTTAAACCATTCGTTTATGCTCATTGTGGCAATGTTAAATTTTTTTTCTAAAGGTGAATATAATTTATGTGCTTCTTGACAACAAATACCCAGGCTGCCGTCCCAATAGATATGTATTTCGTACCAAGGTGTGTTGCAAAAAATATTTTTATTGGGCATTTGTTTTTATATATGTGAATAACCATAAGTATAACATATTCTGTGGAAAAAAAGCAATGCGCGACCTACTTGATTTAATAGATAATTTAACTGAAAGCCGAGGCCTTAGTGCTCGTAACCCTGGAGAAGTATATTCTCGTGGCGATAGTGCCGACGATAAAATTATCTTCCAAGGTTTGACATTTTATCCAGAAGTTGGTAGCTATGCTAATTCACAAGAAATGATTGATGCATTTACTCAATTACAGGATAGACTTGGTCGTGAGATCGAGCAAGTGAATCGTCCAAACGCTAGAACTCGTGCATTTGGTATTGCCGAATTTGATACTGCGGTAGGGCGTAGATACTTGGCTAAATTTGCCGAAGAAATCAAACCTGTTCGCACACAAAATACATTTTTTCAAACCAAAGATATCCCCGGTGGGTTCAGCCAAACTGATGCACGAGGATCAAAAGAAAAAGCAGGGTACAAGCCCAGCGACGTGCTGACTGAATTTAAAAGTCAAACTCCAGAAAGTATCTTGGCACAGATTGCAGCCAAGTTTGGCGAACAGAGCGATGAGTATCGTGCAGCCACTATTATTGCCTCTACAGATCGATTTCCTGTGAGCGTGCCTGCTGGCAACATGGATTTCACTGGATTTCGTGACTATTTTTGTGAAATGTTGCAACCTATTGTGTTGATACGTGGTATCCCTGTAAAGGGCAACGCAGCCAAAGCAGCAGAAATTTTCATGGGACAAGATGGCTTTGCTGGATCTGTTGTGAGTTTCAATCAAAATGTCAGCGGTGGCTTATACGACAGCTTGTTGATCAGTCCCGAAGGCAAGCAAATCAAACTCAGTTCAAAAGGTGCCAAAGGTGCTATGGCCAGTAGCATAAATTTGCTGACCAGTGTGCGTGAACTTGAAGCTGCAGGAATGACACAATTTCGTAAACAGTATGCTGATGTGATTGAGATATTAGAAACCATCGACAAGGGAGATCACAATTCTGGACCATTGGCCTTGGCAGTTGAACAAAAACTTATAACTCCTGCTGAAGTTGCAGAAATCATGAGTCTAAAACAGTATGCCGGTGTCAAAGATTTTGACATTGACAGCGTCAACATATCTAAAAACTTGAAAAAGATCTATAAAGATCGCAAAGCAGATGATCCTGCCAAAGTCGTGCCGCTGAATCACATGGTGGCCAGTATTGCCTACAAAGTGGTTAACCATATCAACATGACCACCAACTTCAGCGATGCGGCAGCAGACATTCTTAATAACTCTGCATTTGTGCAGATGTATACCGAAGCCAAAAATGCCAAAACAGAATTTATCATTCAAGGATTCAACACTGTATGGCCCAGCAAGTTGTTTACTGAAGTCACCCTAGAAGCACAAAAAAGTTATTCCAGTACTTCTAGTTCAAGTGGTAAGTTGGTATTTAACATCAACAAAGAGCCCAAGATCGAACCCAATGTGGAAAAAGATGCTGTTACAGGCAACTCAGAACGAGATCAAGCTGGTGAATTGGTTGATTATATTCCACCGCGTAGCAATGTCAAAGCTTATCAAGAACCCGAAAAACTAGGCACCGAAAAGACCCTGGGTCGCAAGCGTCAACGATAATTATTTTTTGAGATCACTGACATAATCGCAGATGTTGAGTTTGAGTGCTTCATCGGCGCCTAGCCAAACATCCTGCGGTGGCAATAGATATTTGCGTATGGCCTTGTCATCCAGTCCTGTAGCAGTTTTATACAGATCCAACATGCGCTGAAAAGTGAGTTCATACTCTTTTACCTGTGCAAACAGCTCATGAGCCTTGCCATCACTGCCCCAACTGTACTGATGACTCAGTATGCTTGTGTTGGGTGTGAGCACTCTACGACCTGCCGCGCCAGCAATGAATATGCAAAGTCCTGCGCTGGCTATTTGTCCTAGTCCCACAGTTTTCACAGGAATCTCACTGGCTCTCATGACATCTATCAGTGCAAAAGCAGATTGAAGATCACCACCTTCACTGCAAATCATTAGCAGTAGTTCTTTGGCTTTCTTTTTGCGCACATGATTTTCTACCAGAATCCATTCAATGATTGGCTTGATGGATTCGGAACTGACTGGTTCCATAAAAACATACATGCCGGTATCATTCAACAGTTGTGAATGATCTTTTACCATAGTGTCATTGTCTGATGTGGCCATATTAGTTTAGTGAGTGTATACATGTATTATAGCATGTTATAATGGTTCTGCAACTACTTATGGCAAAAAAATCCAGTATCAAAATACTGGATTTTGGTAGAACAATCGCTGGTTTATTTTTTACTTGGAGTAAATGCTTCAACCATTTTGTCCATGATTTTTACATAGTCAATCTTGGTAGCAGATTGTGCCGCTTTGACAGATTCACTGATCAAGGTTGTCATTGTATCTGTGCCTGCTTTGGCAGCTTTTTTGGTATATTCTGATTGTGCATCAACAAAATCATTGAGTGCGGCTGCAATATCTTTGTTTTGAACAAAAGTGTTGACGAAAGTTTTTTTGCCAGTTTGGATGGCGTCGATTGTGGAATCAATTGCAAACATTTTATTTTCCTTTATTAAGCGAAATGTTATCAAGACCCGCCCCATGCAGCGTCTTGTATGTTATTATATATGATAATTATCGTGCAATGCAACAACTATTTGTAGTGAATGGTCACTAATTTTAGCAATTCAAATATTTTCAAGTACACCCAGCCGATGTCGATTTCCCACCATTTACGGCTGAGTCTTGGATTACCGGGGGCAATATGGTGATTGTTGTGCAACTCCTCGCCACCCACAAGAATACCCCAAGGTACAAGATTATGACTATGATCGTGTGTTTTTGCATTTCTATATCCTATCCAATGTGCTAGGCCGTTTATGACTCCTGCTGCCCAGAATGGAATCCAAATCATCTGGATTCCCCAAATTACAAATCCCCAGGCCCCAAATACTGCAACATCTATAATCAACATTAGCATTATGCCCAATCGACTGTGTTTGCTGTAGATTTCTTTTTCAATCCAATCATCCGGAGTGCCACGACCGTAAAATTTAACCATATCCAGATCTTTTACTGCTTTGCTGTATAACCCTGCACCGGTAAACAACACACGCCAAATACCATCCACGTGCGGGCTGTGTGGATCTCCGTATCTATCACTGTATCTATGATGTTTTCTGTGTACTGCTACCCATTGTTTGGTGATCATGCCTGTGGTCAGCCATAACCAGAAGCGCATAAAATGAGAAAGCACTGGATGAAAGTCCAGTGCTCTGTGAGCTTGTGCACGATGCAAGTACAGTGTGACACATACTATAGTGATATGTGTCATCACCAAGGTAGTGATAATTTCATTCATTGCTACTATTTAGCATCAGGCAGTTGCAACTGACTTCAATCGGGGTTCTGCATAGTTTTCTTCTACAACTAGATTATTGTCTCGTGCAAAATTCAAAGCAAATTCCCAGGCCAGTGGCTCAATATTTTGAACTTCAGGATCTATTGCGACACATCTGACGCCATTGACCAGCACAGGCATGATATATTTGGAATATTTTACAGTTCTGATACCTGGTGGACTTTTGGTGCCACAAAAGGCCAAGGTTGAACACAATCTTTCACTCCAGTCACTGGGTCGGAACAATGCGCCTGCGTTGGTTACACCTTGGATCAAGTATTTCATTTGAAACGTTCAGGGTAGTTTAGTCTTTCCCATTCTTCATCACTTACGGGCCACATGATTATTTCCCGTTGTGTGATAATCGTGCTTGGCGAGCTTCAGCAATAGCTTCAAGAATACTGTTGAAAAATTGTTTGAGTGTGTTCATTTTTATATCATCCTGTAGGTTTTGGTAAAATCATGCACATAGCGAGCAGCCTGTGCTTGACGTGATCGAATTGTTCTGATCATGGCGCGACGTAGAAATCTTCGAATTATTCTCATAGTGTGCCATCATATCGTTGCTGGTTGTAGTATCTACACCAAAATTCTACTTCAGCGTTGCTTTTGGGTTGCTTGGAGGCAACAAATTTTTCCAAGCCAGATTGATAACCGGTGCCAAATAATTTATTGATAATTTTTTTAAACATTGTGTGTTTCCTTAAATGGTAGATACTCATGGTTTCTACTAATAGTATTTATACTAATAATATTGCACCGCACATAAATGCTATTTTTTTTAGGGTTTTTGTTTTTAGAGTAAATAAAATGAAGGAGATAGCAAATGCTAACATTTTTAAAGAAATTCTTATCACTCAAACCCAGGGTCATTCCAGAACCAGCTGCGCCATACAAAGTAGAAGCACCTGTGCCTGCTAGCGCAGAAGCCGTCAAGACACCAGTAAAATGTGGATGCGGCCGTAGCTCAAGTGGCGAGTGTGTGGGATTACATGCCCTTAGTGCAGAACAGTGGGCAGTCAGTGATAAAAATCCAAACAAGATTGTGGTAGAAGAAAAACCAGTCAAGTCAACGCCAGTTAAAAAAACCCCAGCTAAAAAAACTGCAGCTAAACCCAAAACTCCTGCTAAACCACGTGCCCCACGCAAGCCCAAAGCGTCAAGCTAACATTCGCACAAGGCCAACAGAATCTATGCTGACCAGCAGGATGTAATTGGCCAACATACCAAAAGATTTCCTAGTGTAACTGGCCCAAGCATACATAGCACAACCGCTAATCCAAATTGGATATAAAACAAGTAGTGGGGGGTTGGGCACAGTAAGCGACATTGTGATACTACAGCCAATGCTAATGGCCCAGGCCATTAACTCAATGGCAAAACGAAAGCGATTGCTAGCATAGTCATCTCTAATCCATCCTAGTATATTAAAAATTATATCATTCATTAGCAACTTTCTGTTGGTACAACTGGGCACTGGCCAAGTTTTTTCCTTTGGCCTCTACTTGTATATCAAACTTATCGCTGAATGTCAGTGCCCAGGCATTGCTGGCACTATTCCACATGAAGTCAGAATGTGCTCGTAGTTTTTGTTTTTTGTAACCTACACTGAGTAATTGTTGTAGATCTGGTCTAACAAAGGGATCGTGATCAACCAAAAGATCTTCACGGCTAACACTGTAATGCATAGCAGGACGAACACCGCGCCAAGAGTCAATAACCCGCTGCGTACGAGGATCCTCCAGTGTGATATATTCTCCTGTGTTGATCCAGTGATGATGTATGTCCAGCACCAAAGCCACATGCTCAGCCACAGCCAAAGTAACGTCAAGTCCATTTGATATCTCGTCATTTTCGATGGTAATTAAATTTCTAGCCTCTGGCGTGAGACGGCCCAGAGTTCTTAGAAATTTGGCAGGTCCACCTTTACCTGACAAATGCACATTGATCTTGAATCCGGAATCATGCCATGTAGCACCATAGCCCATCCATCTGGCCATGTCTGCATGATATTCAAATTCCAAAATACTACGCTCTACAATTTCATCTGCTTCAGAAGCCAGTACACAAAACTGACCAGGATGAAAGCTCAATCTCACATCTAGTCTACGTGCTGTTTCGCCAATGGGTGCAAATATTCTAGCAAGATGATCCTGTATCTCTTGGCGTTGCCACCAGGCTATCCAATTGGGTTCGGTGTAGCCTTGTAACATTTCACTACCCAGGCGAACCATTCTGCGCTCAGCAGGCAGCGTGGCCACACGCTCAATCAGTTTCACTGCTGCTGCGGCATTGTGATTCATGATATCCCATTGACGTTGGTCAGCATCGCCGGGATGCTCGCGCAACCAGCGCATGGTAGTTGATCTTCCGTTTAGGTCACGGTCCACAGCATTGACTTTCATGCCCCCACATTCTGAGGGATCATTTAGCCATTTGCAACAAAAACCCATGCGTTGTATTGTAGTCATAGTGTATTATACTACATAAGCACATATAAGTCAAGTAGACAGCATTTCAATCACATTGCTCATTGAGTCTTTGGTCAAATTATCCAATCCGTCATATATTTTGCCAATTTTTGCTGCATGGTCTACCAAAACCCATTGAGTGTTAGGATGATTTATGATCAATTGTTTAAACAAGTTGTGATAGTGATTGTACCGAACTTCTAGCAACCTGTCTGAAATTTTTAGTCTGTCCTGTAGATCAAATCCCAGTAACAAAATAATATTATTAAAACCAGCAGCCAAATGCATGGCTATAATTTCTTCTTGACGATCTATATCGTGTATGAATTTACCTTCATATAGTTTTACTCCATCTGGACGATTGAGTAGTGCATATATATCTTTTGGTATATAAAAATTACAGTGTTTTTGAAATTGTCGCTTCAACAAGATTTCTGCCTGTTTCATGTCATGACATATTACATTGTCTGTGGAATAGGCCCGCCAGGTTCGCCAACTGCCCCAAAAACTGCCAATATTTTTTAACTGTGCAAGATCTTGTGTGGGATCCAAAAGTGTGTCATCTGCCAATACCCACCCTATATTCATTCTGCACTCCGTAATTCTTGCCAATTAAATCCACCAATGCACATCCATGCAAACACTCGATCAGATCCAGGATTGGAATTGAATACCATGTCGCCTCGTGTGCCGGACCAACCAGGCACCTGTGCTGCATGACTAAACTTGTGCACACCTACTTGTAGTTTTTTTAACATGGTTAGGCCAGTGCTGTCAATTTCTAGATACGGTGTACGATTCACTCCCAAGCACAATGTTTGATCTCTACTGGTACCAATAAATGCATGTTTGGATTTGTGTTTGCCAATTATGACAGCAACTTCTTCGTCCCATACGCTCAACGCAGCTTCGGGTAGTTCGGTATTGACTCCTAATCTACCATTTACAACACTGACAGTATTATTGATGTGTGCTTCGCCTTGAACTGAGAGTTGTCTAAGAGTGCCAAGAGATTGTAAATTTGATTCAACTATGGCAGAACTCAATCTATTGCCAGTGATCACATAATCGCCACCAATGCTGACACTGTCAAAATCAATACCTTTTTGTCCTATTTGATCGGCAACCTGTTGCACCAGTTGATCACGCCAAGCATCAGACAGCTTGGCAAGAGTAGCGTCACTGATATTATTGGCCAAAGTGGCCCAGGCAGAATTATCAGTATTAATACTACCTAACACTGCCAAATCTCTAATGATAGCAGATCCTGTTACGCTGATTTCAGCCGCAGTCAATTGATTTTCTACCACCGTGGTGTCATCCATAATGGTCAGTTGACAGCTAGTTGCCTGGTCCGAAATACCAGTACTGACAAAATCTGTCAAAATTTGTTTTTTGATATTTGTCATGTTTGTGTCAACTCGTTGGCAAATTATAGAGTTTATATCGATGCTGCCAATCCTGGAAATTGTTTCAAGAGTCACTGTTTGATTTATCATGTGCTCAATTCGGGCCAACCACTCTTGATCTTGACACAGACTTTCTACAGTACTCAATATATTTTTTTCAACTGCTTGTTCTACTAAACTTTGAATCAGTACAGGGTCAATGGTAATAGCATTAGTCATGCTTTCTCCTTAGGTCCAATGTTACACAATGAAATCCACCACCCAGGGTTCTACTGTGGCGTAGTGTTCTTGGAATCACTGTGAAATTCTTTTTGAGCAAGATTTCTATCAATTGATCTTGCGCTGCATCAACTATGACAGTGGTAGGGTTCACAACCAGCATATTCAGTCCAATCCATTTGGAAGCATAGGGGTATTGGTAAAAATTTTGTGACACAATCTGATCATCATTGATCCAAATTTTTTCCCAATCTCTGAATGCATTAGGACAATTTTGCCGGGTTACCCTGGAACCATTTAATAACACCAAACCTTCCCTCAAAGGAACTATGGTTGAATCAATATGCACACCTGAATAAAAATTGCAAATTTCTATACTCGAAGTTGTAGGTAAATTGCTCAACAGCCAATACCATGCTAGCTTATTGCCAGATGCACTTTCTAAAAAAAGGTATCTATCTTTGCCTAATCTCAGTACATTGGCTGCGTCTAACACAAGACCAGAATTTTTAGGCATGGTCAATATTTTTTCTGCTCGATCAATAACAAAATCCAATGCGTCAATTTCCTGGTCTCGGCATGGATACATCATTGCAGTATCAATCACTGTGGTGCCTGCAATCAACAAACGATCTCGGGGACAATAATTATACATTCCGCCTAATTCTTGGAAATTCATATCTTTGGGACGATGTACTTTGACACCAAGATTGGTCAAAGTATTGGCCAGCTCATCCAAGTCTTGATTGGCTTCATCAATGATCCATTGAGGTACAGGACCCGAAGGCACAGGAGTTTCGGTCCATAAAGTTTTGGTACTTTCCAAAGCAAACACAGGATCTGTACTGGGCCAATTTGCCCAAGTTGCAGTGCCTACTACTACTTCTTCCAATGGATCCCATTCATTGTAACTACTAATCATTTATGTGTCCTGTAATTTGTAAAGTATAACGAGGTGTTATTCCCAAGTTAGCAGCCATGTGAGGAGTATCATATGGCCATTCCACCGTGGCACCAGCTCTCCAGTCTACAAATGGCTGATCCATCAGTTCAGCATAGTGTCCTGGCTGCCAGTCTTCCAAAAATATTATAGCACGTCTTATGGTGTGCTCGCGACCTTGCAGATTAAATAGTTTAACATATTTTTTATACAAATCTCCGTGTGTGGGTAGCACAGTACCAGTGGTCATACGATAATAACTCGTTCCAATGTCTTTCCATCCTTTGCCTTGGAAAATATCAATAAATCTTGAATTCCACGAAGGTTGTTTGTGACGCATATCACACATTTCTCCGGTGAATCGATTTGAATAGCCAGCCTTGGTCCAAAGTGCCAGATTGTCTGGATCATTGAATTCTTCATGAGTGTACAACAGATCCTTGAATTCGTTATCCCAAAATTTTGCCAAATGATATTTTTTAATTACGTGAATTGACATATTATATTCCTAGATAGGATTGCATATAAATAACAACCTATGAGTATTCCATTGGACCGTTTATATCACTATATTGAAAATATTGCAGAAGAAATCTACGGTGATACAGTAATAATTTATCGTTTTTTCCCGCATGGATCAAAAAAACTATCCAATCTTACACAACTACAAAATCAGTTTTGGATCAAGAAAGATCTGGCTCTACTACCAAACATTTATTGTTATGATCAAGAACCACTGAATTATGACTTGTACCAGAATTATGTTCTTGAACCAAATTTTGACTTTCCAGAACCAGAACACACAAAAAACTTACAGATATACTACAATGGGCATAGTCCTGCAATACTGATACACAGTGAGCAAAGATCAGCAAACTTGATCAAATATCAACAAAATCAGTTTGTCACTGTGTATTATTGGGCACACGCTTTGATTGCGTTGGACTGGTATCGTTATGCTGGACATGTAAAAATAGAAAAGAAACCAAACAAACTTTTTTTAATTTATAATCGTGCCTGGACAAACACCAGAGAATACAGATTGAAATTTGCTGATTTGTTGATTGAGCAAACATTGACTCAGCAGTGCCAAACATTGGTGGCCTATACCGATCAACAGATTCCTTACTTTGAACATAAATTTGAAAATCCCATTTGGCAACCCAGTAACAAACTTGAAAACTATTTTGAGAATAATCAAACCAGCAGTTGCTACAGTGCAGATTTTGATATTGCCGATTATCAAAATACTCACATTGAAGTAGTGTTAGAAACACTGTTTGATGATGACAGATTACATCTAACAGAAAAATCATTGAGACCCATTGCTTGTGGTCAACCATTTATACTATGTGCCACACATGGCAGCTTGGCGTATCTTCGCAGTTATGGATTTAGAACCTTCGGCGATGTCATTGATGAAAGCTACGATGAGATTCTGGATCCATTGGAGAGATTACAGGCAGTTGTTCTGACCATGAAAAAAATTGCAGATTGGAGCCCATTACAATTAAAAAATAATCTAGAAAAATTATATTTCATTGCAGAACACAATCGACAACATTTTTTCAGTCATACATTTTTTTCTTGTGTGACATCTGAATTAAAAAATAATTTATCAACTGCATTTAATGTTTTTGGAGTTGAGAATTAAATAATGGATGTATTACGCTTTTGTAATTTTTTTACTACCGTTTTTTGCTTGCGCCAGTGAGATAGATACCTGTAATCAAATTCATGAGGTCAATCAAAAACATCTGTGTTTGGCAGTAGCCACATTGAGTGTGGGAGATTGTGAAAAAATAACCAATTTGGATCAGAAAATGACTTGTATTTTCAAAGTCAGAAATGGACAGCGTCAAGCCAATGGGTTTCATCCAATGGCAAATAAACACCAGACTTCTCGCTAAGTATTCTTTACTGTGTTATAATAGATCATAGGATAATTTTTATGAATAAAATAATATCAATTTTGGCACTGTCTTTGACCATTCATGCCATGGCAACTACTGTGACGGCAAAATCGTGGCTAGTGGCTGACGGAACTGCCAATGTGATTCAAAGCAAAAACAGTTTGGAACAGCGCAGTATTGGAAGCATTACAAAGTTAATGACTGTCATGGTTATTTTAGATGCCAATCAAAATCTTTATGAATCTTTAGGATCACTGAATCGACAGGAACTGATTCAATTTGCACTGATTAAATCAGACAACAATGCTGCTCGTGTTTTATGTGACAATTATCCTGGCGGTAATGTGGCCTGCATCACAGCCATGAATAAACGAGCACAGTCTTTGGGCATGAGTCATACTAATTTTGTAGAGCCCAGTGGACTCAGCATAATGAATGTGAGTACTGCCCAAGATCTTTTGAAACTGGTGTACACTGCCCAAAACTATCCGGCTATTGTTCGAGCCAGCCAAACCGCAGAGTTAAAAATACATGTCAACAACAAATATTTGACTATAAAAAACACCAACCATACCATCATGCATGATCCTGAAAAATTCTTGGTCAGCAAAACTGGATATATTCACGCTGCAGGTGGGTGCATCGTGATAATGAAAGAGACACCACTGGGACGTCGGATTGCTATTTTGCTAGGCAGTCAAAGTGTAAAAACACGTATACCCGAAGTTGAATCTTTAATAAAATTACAGTGATTTGTACACTTAACGCTGAATTTCCCAAGTCCATGAATTACCTGGGTCAGTTGTTATCAACTGATCAATACGCTCAGCCAATTCATTGTAAAAACTGTCCATTTCTGAATTCCATGCACCCTGTAACTGATTTATCAAGGTACAACAGTACTTCCAATTTTTTTGTTGATAATTTTTTATAAGTGCGGCATGTAAATTTTGCCAACTCTCAACCAGTGGCAGTCTATCCAATGGCACTGATTCTACAACACAATAAGCGGTTGATCGGATTCCTTGATTGACAAAAACAAAGGTATCTAGTTCTAGCACTGTAAATCTATCGCCTAGTTGTTCTGCACGTTCTTTGCCAAATATTATGTTCATGTAAAATCCTTTTAAATATGTATCATGACTTTTGCATTTGATTTAATTTCAGACCTACATGTTGAAACATGGAACTCTTTTGACTGGACTGGCCAAGCCACAAGTCCAGTTTGTGTTGTTGTTGGCGACATAGCCAAAAATCTAGATTCAACCATTATGGTATTAAAACATCTTGCCAGTTGTTATCAAGCTGTTTTTTATATCGATGGCAATGACGAACACAGATATCAATTACACGACTTGAATCTTAGCTACAGAGAACTTTCTGTCAAATTGGCAGGTATACAAAATCTTGTTTACATGAGAGACACTATTGTTGTCATAAACGGGGTGGCAATTTTAGGAGCCAACGGATGGTGGAGTTACGATTTTGATCCCAGAATAGACATTGATCAAACTCAGGCATGGTGCAGAGATTATTATAATATCAATCAAATTGCCATCAACAACATAGCGTCAGAAGCCTACAACGATGCGGCATATTTGATCAACAGTATAAAAAAATTACAAACACATCCAGACATCAAATCTATTGTTATTGCCACACACACTGTGCCTGCAGCATGGTTGATTGAACATGATATTTCACTGTCTTCTCAGACGCGATTTAATATCACTGGAAATCCTCATTTAGAACTTGCACTGCAAGAAGATACTGAGAGTAAAATTCATACTTGGTGTTTTGGCCATTATCATCAACCCGTGGATCGTATCGTCGATGGCATTCGTTTTACCAACAACTGCAAAGGACGAAGCAACACCAAATGGTGCCAGCATCCATACTTTCCTAAACGTATTGAAATTTAATCAGACTATTTCGGGCTCTAATTTAAGTTGCAGTGGATAATTTTGGCTTCTTGCAGACATAGTAACTTCTACACCTTTTTGTTCTGCAATTTCATAAGGAAGCACTGCCACTACTGCACTGCCTTGGGTATGTATATTTTCTGTGATTTGCAACGCCGTATCTGTGGAATAACTAAACACAGTTATTAGACTTTCAATTACAAATTCTGCCGAAGTTGTGTTGTCATTGAGATATATTACTCGGAACATTGGTGGTTCTTTAATTTCGTGATTTATTTGTATTTTATTCTCTACATCCGACTGTGACATACTGGTTCCTCTGTGATTATATCTGTACAGTGGGGTTACCCCCACTGTATTTAACTTTTATATTATTTTGTATATGTGATAGCAATAGTTTTTGGTTTCATTTCCTCAGGTATCTGACGTGTTAAATTAATTGTTAGTACTCCTAATTCAAGTTGTGCATCGGTGATTTCCACGTGGTCAGCCAATTGAAATTCTCTACGGAAATTTCTTTCGCTGATACCTTTGTGAAGATAAATCAAAGAGTTATCAGTATCTTGAGAAATTTCTTTTTGGTGCTGACCCTCAACAATCAAGAGATTTTTGTCTTTGGTAACTGACAAATTATCCTGGGCAAAACCTGCCACTGCAATACTAATTTTGTACTCATCGTCATTGACTTGTACAATGTCATAAGGCGGATAATTGGTGGAAGATTGTTGAGCATTGAGTCGCATCAAATCATCAAATAGATTATCAAAACCTATTCCAAATTTGTGTATTTGTGGAATATCAAAACTACGAAGCGAGAGGGTTTTTGTCATTTGTTTTCTCCTTTGTTAAGCAAGATGACTAAGCAGTAGACCCAACCATTGGCATCTACACAGTATTTATTATACAACAAAGTCAATTATAACAAAAGAGAATTAGAACAATTTCTTTGGTAGTGTCTGTGCTTCAACTTGTTTTTTCCAACGGTTTTTGGCAGCAGATTTTTTGCGTTTTCTAGCAGTAGTGGGCTTTTCGTAAAATTCTTTGGCTCGCAGATCATTGAGCAATCCATCGTCTTGAATTTTTTTCTTAAACTTGCGTAGAGCCTTGTCTACATTGCCATCTTTAACAATGACTGATCGACCATACAGTTTCATGAGTTTTGTTGCGCCAGTGTCATAGGAGTATTTATCAGCTCTTTATTGATAACAACCCGCAATATATTTTGTTTTCGGTACCTTGGCAAGTCAAACATGTGTGGTAATAGCACACGTTCTAACTCAGTTTGTAGTCCACGTGCACCAGTTTTTGACTGCAATGTTCTTTCAGCAATAATATTTAGACTTTCAGGATCAAATTCCAAAGACACCCCGTCTTGACCAAACAACCATTTGTATTGACTTACAAAATTGTTCTTTATACCAGTCAAGATATCTATTAATTGCAATTTGGTCAAATCATGTAATGTTACATGACTTCCAAATCTGCCCACAAATTCAGGTATAATACCATAACGTACCAGATCATCAGGAGACACTGTGTCAGACAACAACGATTCATTGGTGACCATGGCACCAAAGCCAATGGATGTGCCCTTTAAGCGATTTCGAACAATTGAATCAAGTCCGACGAAAGCACCACTGGCAATGAACAAAATATTGGTTGTGTCAATTTCAACAGTTTCAGCTGAGGCCGATTTTCTAGTGCCATACACAGGCACTTTACACTTGGTGCCTTCTACCAATTTTAATAGTGCCTGTTGTACTCCTTCGCCGCTGACATCTCGAGTGACTATGGCACTTTCACTTTTCCTGGCTATTTTGTCAACTTCATCAATGAATATTATGCCACGTTGACAACGATATATATCGCCATTGGCAACAGCATACAATCTTCCTACCAAACTTTCTACATCATCGCCTACATATCCTGCTTCAGTCAGCGAGGTAGCATCTGCTACCACAAAAGGAACATCTAAGTATTTGGCCACTGACTTGGCAAGTAAAGTTTTGCCTGTGCCAGTGGGCCCAATCATCAAAATATTTACTTTTTGTATTTCAATATCTAAATCCACATTTGCTATGCGTTTGTAATGATTGGCGATGGCAACTGACAGTACCATCTTGGCAAAATCTTGTCCTATCACATACTGATCTAAAAAGTCTTTGATTTCGCTAGGATCTGGTAGTTCACTTGCAGCACCGGTATCTGCTGTGACTTTCTTTCTATCTTTCAATAAATTTTCACAAAAGTCCACGCATGAATCGCATATGGCTGCATTGTTGCCAACTATGAGTTTGACCACTTGATCTTTGTGTTTGGCACAAAAACTACAATGAACTATGGAATCTGCCATGTTATGTTGTTTTAGTGTTTAGCCTATGAGCTATACCATCTTTTTCTGACTCACTTAATAGATCAGGATCATATTCTCCAGAATCTATTTGGTTTATCAAATGGTCAATATATGCTTCGTCGTACACATAACTGTCACTGACCGTTTTGTCAACTTCAATCCAGGTATTGCCATTGAATTTGTACAATACACTTGGCAAGCGATCAGTTCTCAGCCACATATCGCCTTTTTTAATCCAATCAGTAGGAAATGATGAGCCAAACCCTCGCATGACACCATTGGCTTGTGGTGCCTCGTTGTCAGCAACCAATCCCAGTTCATCATAATTGGCACGGTGTTGTTCTTTGATAAAACTATGAATCTGATTGTGTACCCAATGGTCATGATCAATTTCATTTTCAAATTCTATCTGTGTGCCGCTAGTAGCATCTGCTACATCACAGTTTTTGTTGGGGCAAAATGGACCTATACCAGGAGCAACAATTAGCGGCGTTCCACATTTGTAACAAGGGTCGAGAGTGGGATCTGACTCAGAGAACAACGATGATGTGGTTACTGTATTTTCTGGTGGTATAGGGATAGATTTTCTAAAAGCCTCCATGTATTCTTCTGCTGGCAGGCCATCATCTGTTTCGTAGGCTTTTTCTTCTGGCGTAGGTTTTTCACCAACATCTGCTACATAGGGATCAGAGGTATTTTCATCCGTTTCTTTTTGTTCTCGTGCCCAACCAAAAGTCATTTGACTTGCCAACAACATAATAACTGCCAGTGGATCAAATACAATAACAATTAAGATAATGATCCAGGTAACTGCTCGTTCCAGCATTGACGCATCTGGAGCGGTACCGTAGATAAAGGCAGCGATATACTTAATAGGGCCAACTTCGGCATCGACCTTGCGTACTTCAGCACGTATTGGAGCCGCTTGGTCGTTAAGACTAGCAATAATTTTCTGCTGGGCCTCAATGTCTTTGGCAAGCAAACCGCGGTCCTTTTGCTGACTCTTACGGACAGCGTTGGCCTTGTCCGCACCGCCTTCTGTTGTTGAGCGTGCCATGATCTGGTCCACCGCTTCATCCATCTGTTTAAGTTGTTTGCGGTCGGCTTCGATATTCTCTCGGGAAGTTTTGATCTTTTCATCAAAGATTGCGATTTTACTTTGAACGTCGCCTGATACAAGATTCTGGTCATTGTGTGCTTTGGAAAGGAATCCAAAAATACCCATAGATGTGATCAGCATTAATACAATGACTGCGGTAGTCATGTAATATCGTATAAACCCAGGTGCACGTTCCCAGTTGGCTTTTAACCATGAGGCACACACAAGTTTGCCAATTTCCAGTGCTGACCCCATGATGACAATGGGCATGGCGGCCGCAGAAAAAATAGCAGTTAAGCCCACCACCGAGTAATAAATTGCTACGCCCGATATTGTTAGACCGGTGAGCAAAAGAAGATATGCTAGTATCATAAGTTAGTATTTACCGTATTTTTAACTCCAAACTCGATGTTTTTCTGCCACCCATTCTGACCCATCATATTCATCTATTTGCCAGTCAACATCGGCAGGAATTTCTACAATTTTTAATTTGGCATGCTCGCCACTGGCGTCAGCGCCCATTTCTTGTACCACTTTGACCAGCACAGGATCATCTCTGTCAATATCTCGTTCCCAGTATTCATGACCACATACCATTATGAGCGGGCCTTTTTTAAATTGAGTATCCCTATCTGGTTGGTCTTCCAAGGTAAAAGCAATGCTGCTCAGTGTGAGATATTTAACTTTGGCCTCATGACTTAGACCAAACCCGCCATGCTGATCATTAATTACCACACGTCGGATACCTTTTAAATGTCTTATTAGTTCGTTGTATTCAGGATTTGATTCATCTTGATCTGGATCCATGTACTGCGAGGCCATGTCGCACATGCAGCTAAAACAAGTGGGGCAAAAAGACACTGGTAGCATACCAAAATTGCCTTCTACGCCACCTTCATCTTCTGTGTATTCGCAACTACACACACTGCAACGATGATTGGTCATTTGCAAGTCTCTAGATATTGATCAAAGACTTTTGTGGCTTCATCAAAATCCACTGCCCACACCTTGGCAAAAATTGTACCATCATTGATTTTGATATCAAACGGAATAACACCATTGAATCTAAAATCATCAGGAACTTCAGTGGTCACTGTGTATTCATTTAAATTTTTAACTCTATTAATTAATGCATCAACTATGTCCATTGTACTCATTTTTTTCCTTTGTTAACATAAAGCCTTTTCCCACTCATTGGGATTGTATCCTTGATACAGATTAAGACGTAACCATTCATAGTAGTTTGGCATATTATCAGATACTAAATCATGTTTCTTTTCATTGTATAAAATTGTGTGTCGGACCAGTTCATGCAGATTAGAATCCAATTTGGTTTCCAAAGACAATTTCCATCCAGCCGACAGTCCGGCCCACACAAAGTCTGCGTAAAAAATATGTCCTCCTAATGATTTGAAAAAACTATAATCTTTATTGTACATCTTATCTTTTACCAAATCCGTATGATTTAGTTGTTTCCCAAGATTGCTGCAGTATTTCCAAAAATCAGTGTCAGTGCGTTGTGTCAATGTAAAATGAACCAATAAAAATTCGTAGATATTATCAAACATACTACTCATCATAGAATTGTGTTTGTGCCAATTCAATGTGTTGGTTTTAAGAATTTTACTCAAACTCTTAATGGCATTAATTGTGGTAAACACCACGTTGGATTCCATTGGTTCAATGAAACCATTGCTCATTCCTATACTTATAACATTACCAGCAGCAGCGTTTTCCAGTCGCTGAGGAGTCCATCGTATAAGTCTAGGGCCAGATCTGATATCATTGGTCAATTGTGTTTTGAAATAATCTAATGCAGACAACTCGTCGGTATGTTTACTGCTGAAACAGTATCCGTTGCCCATACGATGGTAAAGTCCAATTTGGAACCGCCAACCATTGGGTTCTGCAATGCTGTGAGTATGATTCAGCATCTCTATGGCAGGATCTTTATAATTGGTTTGACATACCCAAACTCTATCTATTGGATAATTATATTGTTTTTTTGCCCAACCCAGTTGATTAATCAACATACCACTTAGTCCAGTGGCATCCACAAACACATCGGCTTCAATCTGATATCCATTGTCCAAAGTCACAGACTCAACAGTGTCGCCATCATGATTTATTTTTACCACAGTAGACACAATATGATTTACACCCAATGGAATTGCTATCTGATCACGTATAAATGCTCCAATTTTTTCCGCATTGATATGATGTGAGTGATTCCACGGGCTACTGAACAAAGACTGACCATCCTGCATGAAACTTACATTTTTGTTCATGTAATGATAATGACTCTGAGAAAACCTATCCAAACGATCAATGACCTTGGTTCTCAGCATTTCTCCAAGGTGGTCATAGCTTTGAGTCTGACGTTGCTGACTTTTGGGTCTAAAATTTAATATACTGCGTGGTTGGTACACATCATGAAGAAAGCGATCTTCAGGAATAGGATACGTAAATCCAAAATATACAGATTCTCCTTGATTCAGCGTCCAATTAGTAAATTTGTTTCCTAGCTTGTGTACTGCGCCTATCTTGGGCATCCATTCATATTCTGGAACGCCCAACATGTTCAAAAAGTCAACAAAATGTGGACTCACTGACTCGCCTACTCCAATGATAGGAATAGATGGAGACTCAATCAAAGTTACATCTATGTCTTTGTTAAAAGTTGCAAGATAGGCAGCTGCCATCCAGCCTGATGCTCCTCCGCCTATGATTGCCAGTTTTCTAAGCATCTTAGTCTTTTGGCAGACCAGTGGCTTCAGTGATGGACATATCAAAAGGTATCACACCATTAAATCTAAAGTTTTCTGGAACATCAGTGGTAATCGTATATTCATTTAGATTTTTTGCTCTGGTAATCAGCGCATCAACCATGTCTTTGTTGCTCATTGCGTATCCTTTTACGATTTGTCGGACTTGTTTTTATGATTGCCACTGCTTCTGCCGCGACCTTCAGACTCAATGATCCGAACAAATCCACGAATAAATTCGCCGCGCTTGTGTGGATCTAAAATCAATGCCGCTGAGCGTTTGATTTGTTTGGGTAATTTAATTGCTTTTGAATCGTATGCCATATATTCCTTTTAGTTAATCTTCTTCTTTGAAATCAATGAGATTGCCATCTGCATCTGCGCAGATAATACGCTCAATGGTGCCATCTTCACTGGTAACTTCTAACGGGCCCCATACCCAAACTTCGGACTCGTCTAAAAACCAACCTTCATCTATGTCTTCCAAGGCATAAGAACCTTCTTCACTGACAAGTTCTTGAATGCGTTCAATTTCCTCTTCGTTGTCGGTGCCTTCGACAATGGTTTCGCCCCAGCATCCGCCATCGTACATTTCTACAAGTTCTGTATTTTCAATGTTTCCTGTATAGCAATTGTTTAGATCAATACTATCTTTTTTACCGCCTTCGCCACTTGAAGAAACAAATTTAAATTCTGGGAAATTATCATCAGATGTTTCAACTGAGTATTCACAAAAACGATACCCGTCAATTACTGTAACTTTTATATCGTTATCTGGATGACGATTTAGAAAAAGTTCGCGTTGTTCGCAACTTTTCTTGTAGTGTGTTTTAACAGTCCACCATGCCATAATTTATTCCCTGGTCATTGATGCAGCTTCGGTGATCACTGCAATGAGATCATCCAAGGTATTGCAAAGAATCTTTGAAGTAGCCCAATCATCTTCTTCATTCCTTCCGCCGATTTCAACCATGAAACCGTTGTCATACATGTTAACAGTAAAGTTGTCACTGACTTTTGCTAATTTATCACTAATTTTTGCCATTTTGTTTTTCCTTTAGTTGTTTATCTAACTCTCTCCAAGCTTCTTCTTCCTCGGGTGTAATGGCCTCGTGGTCGACTTTCTTGGTTAATTGCCATGAACCGTCTTTGAGATCAGTCCACACTATTACATCTCCTTCACGCCAACCTGCTTCAGCAAGTAGGTCTTCTGGAAATGTTAATATACCATCACCTGTTGCTGAATCTTCTTCAATGGTCAATGTCCACGATTTATTCATATCAAAATATCTGTAGTATAACTGTAATAGCAATCAACATAAGTGCTATGTCACCTTCGCCGGTCAACAATGCACATAGTATACCAATGCTGAGCCAAAAAATCACGACGGCATACCGATCAACAGCTCAATAACAATTACTATAACTGCTTGCATTACAATTTCTCCCCTGCTTCAAAACCACGGAATCTTATAAATCTTGGAAATCTCAATGAGTATGATCCGTCTTGATTTTGAGTAACTGCATCAGCTTGTACTTCAACCACTCGACCGAGCAAATCGCCCCGGGCACTCCAATACTGATCACGATCGCTATCAGACAAGCCACTACCAACATTAACACGTATAGCTCTATCATTGTCGACTCCTTCACAAATTATAGCACCCAACCTGCCTGCATTGCGACCAGTGCCTTCTTCGAATCCTGTGATATTGAGGTCTACAGTTATGGTGGGTTTCCATTTCATCCAGGCACTGCTGCGTTTGCACTCATAGGGTGCATCTATATCTTTGATCATGATACCTTCGTAGCCTTGCTCCACACTGGCCTCGGCAAATCTACGCATGACATCATGTCCTTCGGCAGTGTCCAAATCAACTGTCATGCCTGGCATGATTCTGATGCAGTCTGTTGTATCCAGTAGAGGCGTGTACATATCAAGCATTTCTAATCGTCTGGCCTGATTCTGTTTGTATACGCCTTCTCTAAATGCTGGCAGTGGCACAATATCAAATACATGATATACCATGCCATCTGTTTTAGCATCACTTTTGCGATGTGCTTGACGCATGAGATGTTGGAAACTTTCGCCCACAATCTCGCCATCCAACACATAGCCGACACCCTTACCGATATTAAAACTTGGTAATTTGTTTAAAAGCGGTGTCAACGCTTCAGAGATTTGTGGAAAGTTTTCAAACGGCTTGCCGTTGCGACTGAACAAGTTTACTGTGTTACTGGTCACAACTGCCAGTACTCGCACACCATCCAACTTGACTTCCAGGCGTTTGGTGCCTTTTAGTTTGGCAGGATGATCATTTGAGTCTTGTGCCAGTTGACAACTAAACACAGGAATCTTCCATGCTGTTTTGCCCAGCACTTTGTTCAGTGTTTTTTCGCTAATACCACAGCGTAGATCTTTGATGATAACTCTGCGACACAGACCATTCCATTCATCACTGTCAAACTCTTGACTCATCTGCTCAATGGATTCTCGAGCAGCATTGCCAGTGACACTACGAAGGCGTAGGGCTTCTAATAATCCCCAAAATGAGGGCCATGGATTAGCCCGGCCTTCGAGCCCAACTGTTTCGGGAACTTGTCTTACTCCAAACACATAAAATGGATTGTAGGCCTGATAGCAGTTGAACAAAAAACATTCAGCATTGGCACTGCCTAGGCGGGCTGCCATGAGTGCTTTTTCGATTACTTTTTCTTTGTGTATTCTACTATCACTGCTTTCGAGATCGCGGATCCAATCAGCCGCCAATTTAAGTCCTTTGAATTTTTCATCGGAGAAATCTACTCCTACGCCGTCGAGACTCATATATTTACGCTTTCCTGAAGCTGTCATAAAGGCTGGCATTATCGTATGGTCACTTGACCAATCACTGCACCCGGTTTTTGTAGTGCCGCATCTCTGCGAGCTTTGTATTCCTCGTTGTCAACCGGCAACAAATTCACCGTGGTCACTGCAGATGTTGTTTCCGCAATTGGCGCCACCACAGGAGCAGGTGCGGCCTGGCTCACTGGACGAGATTTAGTCTGCGGTTGTGTTTCGCGATCCAGCTCACGTTGTAATGCTTCGTCCGAATCATTGCTTTGACTTTGTTGTTGCAAGCGATCCTTGAGCAATCTATTGGCATCTCCCACTGGATAACGCACCAGGATAAATGTTCTGTAGTTGCGATTTTCGCTGACAACTCGGGCATCTTCAATTCTGTAGCCTGTCATCACAGTGTTGGCAATGATTTTCTTCACAGTCAAACTGGTCTTGTCTGTGACCACTGATCCTGCGTTGTCTGATTTTTGTTGCTTGACCATGGCATTCAATGCACCATTTAAGGTGTCTGCCAATTTCATCTGACTGTCTAAAACTGCTTTTTCACGACTCATGGCCAAGTCAGAACTGTAGCCTGTGCCAGCAAACCAAATATAGTCGTCGGTAGCAGCAGGAGGTTTGATATACCAACTAGGTAAATCAATTGTAAGTGGGCTATCTACCTTGCCGGCGGCCGCAATGGTCTGATCCTTGGTCACAGGAGGTGTCGGCGACGGAATTGCGGCTGTGTTGAGTGGAACGGTTGTAGAACAACCTACCAGGGCCGCAACTGCGGTAGCAATAATTAGACGTTTCATGATTTCTCCTGTGGATGTGATCTAATAAAATAATTGTAACAGATTCTTTACCATTTGTCAACTACTTGCCATTCGTCATCACGAATTCGGCAAATGATACCTTGTCGTTGTATGATATCTCCCACACTGGGTTCAGTTTCTATAAACCACCGACAAAAGGTATTCTTGTATTCAAATCTACGTGGGTAGGTAGGATGTGGTGCGACTTCACTTTCCCGTATTTGATCACCAATCTTTACTGCATGAGTTCGGGCTATGCTTTGATCAGTGCAAACCATGTCTTGTTCCACACTTACAGAATTCACACCAGATTGAGTTAGAAATTTTCTACGACTGGAGTTCAAGGCCTGGGTGCACAGTGGGTCAGTATTTGGAACTCGTGGTCCAACGGCTTCGCCTTCAATGGTGTACCATTCTCCAGCCACTTGCGCTCGAAAGTTTACCACACATTTGTTTTGCGTGTCTCCCACAGGCGTCACTGTTTTTTGTATGTTGGCAATGGCCACCATTTGATCTTGAACACGATTGTTCATGGCAATACGACTGTAACAGTCAGCCTGAGCTGAATTCACAAACAATGCTAGAACGATTAAAGATAGCCTGCTGGACATGTTGACCTCAACCACCAAATGGTATTTTTAACATTGTTGACCCACTGCCGATCTTGGGCAGTTTCGGGCCAACCTCGACGACTGGTTTGAAATATGGCAAATTGTTGTTCCAGATATGGAATCTGTGTTCTGGCAGTGGCACAGGTAGGAGGGCCATAACTGACTGGTACTGGCGGTACTGTGCTACACCCAACAACTGCCATTGCCAAAAATACTGCCAAGATTTTCATCTGCTTCACCATGAACTGTTGTAAAACACTCGCATGCCCATGAACAACTCATATCGAGCAGTCTTGATAAATTCCAAATCTTGTGCTTGATAGTATTCGGCAGAATCATCACCAAAGAAGAATCCCGATGTTTGAGGCAGTGCATTATCCAGCACATCTTGCTCAAGATTGTCAAGATCTTCACGGAACAATTCTAGCTCATCGCCATTGAAACTACCTTCGTTGCCACGCCGGTTCCACAATTGTCGCATCCACCCGTGTAGGTTAGGATGCTTGCGCCAATAGGCCAATTCTCTAGGTGCAGTGACATTGGGGTTTACAGCTTCGCCATCAATGTATTCGGCACCCTTGTAGAACTCACTAGACTGGCCTTGCTTGACTGCGGCATACGCATACATATCTAATCCCATATCATACTCCTTTTAAATTTTTAATATAATTAATTACCCGGCTAGCCTCAGGAAATCCTTGATCTTGCTTGCCACGCATGACGGCTTCTTCCAACTGTTGTTGCATGTGCTGAACTGCCGTAAAGTATATGCCCACCTGTGCTGTGGTCAGTATCATGTCAGAACGATACGTGAATATTTTTTTAGGTTCCATTACAGTGCTCCAAGATAGGGACTGTAGATTTCTTCTTCAGCCTCAGCACGTTCAGCAGGCACCACAAAATCAAATGCATACTCATTGCCTATCACATTGATTCGCACACACCCAGGATAGTCATGTGCCAGCCTATGATAGATTGTGCGAGCCTGTGCTTCGTTGCACTTGACAAAAAGAGTGCCATTGTAAAATTCAGCGTGGCCACAAAATCCCATGGCACCGGCTACCTTGTTTAGAATTGTGTTTTCAAATATCATGTTTGATTCCTTACATTTTGTTTGACAATTTAACTGTCAAATTTTTACTGTTACGACTGAATTTTGCCACAGGTGTTGTAGCACCAGCCATAAAGAAAAGACCATTGATGACATGCAATAGTTTCACATCATCGCCCCAGATGCCGCCGACGGCAGTAACGGTTAGAGTTTTATATGTTTTATATTCACGAGTGCGAACATAATATTTTTCGTACGATCTCAAAATTGATCGTACCATTTTTTCTGCTGGAAATGAAACTATCATTGTTAACTCCTGACAATGTCAAAAATACTATTTTGCAAACGAGCCACGTCTTCACGTTCAACGTAAAAATCTGTGGTGGGGTCATAGTACTCGCCGGCCTTGGGATCATAGTAGAGAACCTGACCGTTGGGATAGTGAAATGGCCCTTCAAGTCCTGCACGAGGACCGTAGTCGTTGTTGTGTTTGAAAACATAGTAGGACATGTTGACTCCTTAAACTAGATCAACTTGAATTTGACGATTACGAATAGTAGCACCAAGCCCGACAGGCATGATACCACCACCTTGTTTTTCTGCTTGGCGAATATTAGCCAATTTTTCCATGGCCTCCCAACACAGACTGCGAGCATTGACTGTGGCAAACTGCTCGCTCATTTGCTGAATTGTCATGTACATACCGATGTCATTCTCGGAGCCATCGCCTTTGAAAATTACACGGAATTTTTGGCTGTTTTTAAAGCCTTTGATAATCTGTTTTCTGCGCATTTTTGGGCTCCTTTGTTTCTTACTATGCTGTTATTATAGCAAATTGGGTGTTTTTGGTCAACCGTTTTGTGTTGTTTTTGCACAACACTATGCTTCCAGGGCTCTGCGCAGAACAATTTCTTGCTGGGCAAAGGCCTGAATTTCCCAGGGTTGATCAAGATATGGATAATCTTTGCGATAGTAACGACCATTCCACTTTCGACCTTTTTTGGTGATTTTTAGTGTGCCACGGGCCAATTGTGCCACGTGAGTAAGTTCGTGTGCCAGGGTGGCGCCTAATGCCAGTAAGTCTTTGCAAGGGCGAAGCACAACCAAATAAGTGTCAATGCCTGTGAGTGGCACAGTGGTGCCTAGATCTTCTAATTCTGGATCCAATTTGATGTGGAGTAATTTACGACTTCTAGTGAGATTTAACTGTGCCAACATGGATGGCAAAAGATTTTCAACATACCGGGCGGCACGACTGCGACCTTCAACGTAAAATTCCATGTGAACTCCTGTTTTCTTACTATGCTGTTATTATAGCAAATGAGCGATTTTGTGTCAAATTCAGTGTGGCTTTTGCACAACATCAAGTTCCGTAGGTGCCCCATGCTGGCATTTGACTAAACCATTCTTGAGCTCCATAACTCATATCTGTATATTCCATTTTGCCTTGTTGCATTTTGACGATTTCCGCTCGCTCTTGAATCATCTTGTCTAGACGTTTTTTATTAAAGTCGCCGGTGTATTCGGAAAACATATGGATGTTGAAATCAACAGTTTCTAATACCTTGTCTACATTTTTCATGTGGGATCCTTACAACAATTTTACAATTAAACCTACTGTATAAATTACAAGTATTGTGGCATTGATCACTATCAAACTGGGTTTCTGCCACATGATGGCCACAACGAGCCAAATTAGGGTGCCAACGTTGAGTAATATTGGTCCTAATGGATAATAGTTGAGTGAAGTAAACAAGGCTCCCACAATGCAAACTGCGGTAGCCAACCATTCTAAATAAAAGTCTATTTTGCGATTCATGCAGCAATTGTAGCATGATGCAATTTTGATGTCAAATTGATATGTTGCGTAAATGCAACACTTATGTGTTCAGACCTTTGGCCCAGTGTGTATGAGTGGTAGGCGATACTATGTTGGCTGCCTCGCTTGAAGTATATGTAGCAGGAATTAAATTTGCACTAGGGGTAGCAGGAATAGGATTGGCCGGAATCGTGTTATTGGTGGTCACTCCTGCACTGCGTAGTGCTTGCATGTTGCGGCCTTCTCTGAGAACTCCTACTATGCATTGGCCAGTCAACGTGCTTTGATCAGACAGTGCTTCAATATAGGCTGACATGCCACCTTCTGCTGTATCCAATGCATAGGTAGGTAAGCTATAAATAAAACCAAATACAGAATTTTGCGAATTAGCAGTTTGTTGAGCAAAATTTACATTGGCAGAATATTGTACGTATTGTTCATTGGCAAACTGTTGCCCCATACCAAACCATTGATTATTCATAGTGGTGGTTTGTTGAGGATATGATGTTACCAAGGAAGCTATATCGCTTTGAGCGCCTGGTATAAGTGCTTGATTAAAACAAGCACTTTCGTCATCATAACGTCCTGCATATCGGCCACTTGGGATAATCACATAATATCCAAGATCTGTAGGAATGTTATACACACCGTTTACACAATTTAACATTACTTGATAGGTAGCCTCTAGCGTGCTAGTATTCATGGTAGAGATGTTGACTACGGCATTGGCCATAGGATCTGTATATCCAATGCCTGACGGTGCACCAATGGCATTGACTATGTTTGTGTTAGAAGTTGAAAAACTTCCATTGTTAAAAGTTGTAGTATAGTAACTTGCTATGTCATTAGGCACTGGTTGAGACAGTGCGGTCACCAGTGGTAAATCTTTTGTGGTTTCCAAGGCTGATATCACATTTGCCATGACCGGCAACGGATTATTAGAAATGCCTGAAATTTGTTGAAATGCCACACTCAATGCTTTATTGGCCAAGGCTTGATCAGGCGGAATAATTTGTTGTAATCTATCGAGTGCAATCATGTCACAGTACTCACTACGTAAGCAGGCAATTGTGTGGCCAATTCTGCATTGACGTCACCAGCACTGGTAAGGTACACAGGCTGAATACCATTGGTAGTCGGCACTGTCATACTTTGAAAACTGTTAGGAAACAACTTGACTGGATTGAGTAAATCTGCCATGGTTGTAATGCCCACAGTTTTGACATTCAACACACTTAAAATTTGAGCCAATGTCGATCCTGTAATCTGTGTCATAGCAGTATACATTAATTTCTGATCCGAATCGCCGACTGCTATGTTGGTGTTTGATAAATTAACCACAGTATCTTGCGAGATACCAACCAAGGTAAACGCCACACTCAATGCAGGAATAATTCCCACCACATTGTAAATTTGTCTGACCAATGCCAATGGGCTGCCGAGATCATCCAAGTTATTGGTGTTGATTAATTGTCCAAGATTGGAAAGATCTTGTCCAAATGCCTGAGTAGCTAAATTGACTGAACTCACCGATCCAGTAATCATGGCATCCATACCAGTGAATGTATTGCCAAGATATGTTTGCCCATTTATGGCACTGTTGACAATGGTACCAAGTTGTCCATTATATCCTTGTACCTGGCTTAAAGTTTGGCAAAATTTACTAACATCCCCTTCACCTAATATTTTATTAGCTGAGTTGATTACCACCGATGTAAATCCTACAATAAGATTGCTGACTTGATCTTCTGGGCTGAGAGTTAAAGTGTATGTACTAGGAATCGAATCGGCCAATGCAGGACACGTATTGGCCGCTAACAGATTCAAAGCTACCACAGTACTAGGCGAAAGAACAGATAGTCCTGTATTGATCACGGTCAAAATTGTGTTGATTATATTGACATTGCTGTAGTTACTGATTGCATTGGTTAACCCAGCATTTATGGCAAGTCCTTGATTTTGTAACAGTCCTGCACCGGCATTAACCTGTAATGGAGTTAATATACTAGGATTATCGGCCATTAATTTATCCTACTATCACATCAAAACTGCCAAGACTTCGACTATGAAAACATGAATCAAAATCTCCAGTGGTGCAAATAGGTCTACCATTAACCAACACTGTAGGATTTGTACTTGTGGTTTGTGCATGACAGTGCAATGGAGGACAGTTAGGAACTCCGCAACAAAAATGTGGAGTCACTGCCTCGCCTAATGTGGCCACTGGTCTACCATTGACTAACACTGTTGGATCGCCTGACATAATAATACCACCCATGATGTTGGCATCTCCTACTCGTTGCACTGGCCCTGGCATGTTTTATCCTAATAAAATTTTACTACTGTTGCGAACTGCTTTGATTCCGGTAGTTGCTTCCAGATAATGATCACAAACTTCTTCACGTGTTTCACAGATCATTGCAATTGCTGTTTTATTTATAGTGATATTTTGTTTGGGATCACCAGTGAACACTGTAAAAATCAGTTGTATGCCTTTTTCAGTTGGGACCGCACTAAGTGGATTTTCTACCACATAATGATCTTGATTGTCTTGTGTAATTTTGGCAACCACCTCATCTGCATTGGTTAGTTTTAGTGTATAAACTTTGTTTAATTCAATATTCATGTTGACCTTGTAAGTGTTGGCGAAGTTCTGTAAACCCACCAATATAATTATCGTCAATAAAAATCTGGGGCAAAGTTCTTGCAGTGGGCACTGCCTCTAACAGTTGTTCCTTGGTATAATTTTTATTGATGTTGCGTTCTTGGTAATCTATTCCTTTTGATTCAAGCAGATTTTTTGCTTGAACACAATAGGGGCAGTGATCTTTGCTCCATACTATAGCTGTCATGATTGTTTTCCTTATAAATTTGGTAATTCGTCATAGTCAAGCTGATCGCTCATAACTCCAATGACATAATTAGTAGACTCTGATTCTTGAAGTGCTGTTTGCTTGTTTGACGTATTGGCATGTTTGTTGAACCAAGGTATAGGTGTGGTTTTGGGGGCAGGTGTAAGATATTTGATTCCAATATCTTTCAAAGCCGCTGCGGCAGTATAGTCAACAAATTCTTTTAGTATCGCGGCATTTAACCCAATCACTGGTCCTTTGTTGAACAAATAATCGGCCCACTGTTTTTCTTCTCGAATAACATCTAGATAGAGTTGGTAGACTTCCGACTCACACTGAGCCTTTATACTTGCAAACCGCGGATCTTCTTTGACTACCTGATTTATAATCCAAGCAGTCCAGTCCTTATGCAGTAATTCATCTTGCAAAATCAAACTGATTATATTTCCATTGCCAATGAATATGCGATTCTCTACCATGGCCAAACTGGTAGCAAATGACACCATGAAACGGAAAGCTTCCAGTGCATAGCTGGCATTCAGTGCCAACCATATAGCTCGGATATGTTCTTCTTCTGAATATTGCCCAGTGGTTTCTTTTAGGCAATTCATCATGTGCAGTTTATCATAGTAGTCGCCAACACTGCTGGCCATATCTATAATTTCCTGCGTGTCGTGAATGGTGTTAAACACATCTTTGGGCACATTATAGATATTTCTAATAATATGACTGTAGCTACGACTATGTATATTTGTTTCAAAAAAGCCCCAATTGTACATCAAACTCTCAAGCTCAGGAATACTGCAAACAGGAGTGAATACTTGCGTGGGGCCACGGCCCTGTAAACTGTCCAAAGCAGTTTGCCTCAACAAATTACTAGTAAAAATATGTTTGACAGTGTCTGTAGCATCTTTGAAATCTTGACTGTCCTTGGTCAAATTTATTTCTTCTGGGATCCAAAAGAATCCACGAGCTTCTTGTTCAAACTTGGTGAGTTTGTTGTATTTGACTTCTTCAAATCTTTGTATGGTCACTGGGCCGGCTGGATCCAGAAACATTTTGCGTGTTAAATATTCAGTTTTTGTTTTTAAATTGTATTGTGCTTTGCTCATAATTTGCAACTTTCGCAATCTTCTTCTGCGCTGAAATCAATCAGTTCTAAAGGAGCATCTTCCTCAACTGACTTTGATCCTTGTTTGTTGATCAGGCTATAATAAAAAGTTTTTAACCCCCATGCATGTGCTTGCATTAGATTTTTAGCAATCAAAGTGGTCGGAACTTTGCGTCCTTCAAAATGTGCAGGATTGTAGAATGTATTGGTACTGATACTTTGATCCACATATGCTGCCAACACTGCTGCAGTTTTCAAATAACCATCACAATCTTTTTGTTCCCACATCAATTGATATTTGTTTTTGAGTTTGTGATATTCTGGAACTACCTGTGTTAAACTGCCAGCCTTGGATTCTTTCACTGAAATAAGACTCATGGGCATTTCAATGCCATTGGTTGAGTTGATTACCACACTGGAACTTTCTACTGGTGCAATGGCCATCTGTGTGGCATTGCGTACACCATAGCCTCGCATGGCTCCACGTAATCCTTCCCAGTTTAATTCTGGTGTAAAGTCTGCTAGTTCATTGACACCTTTGGCTCGGCGTTCCCAAGGAAACACTCCTTTACCGTACCAGGTATGATCACTGTGCTCACAACGCCCACGTTCCTGGGCTAATTCTACGCTGGCCTCTGTAAGATAATAGGCCTGATGTTCCATCCAAGTTTTGACATCTTGAAGTGCATCCTTTTCTCCATATCGAAATCCTCGTTTGGCATGCCAGTAAGCAAGATTGGTAATTCCAATTCCCAGTGGTCTAATTTCGTCATTGCTTAACTTAGACTGGATAGATAGGAAATCTTGGTAATCGAGAATGTTATTGAGACTACGATGCAATATGCGGCAGGCACGGCGCATGTCTTCTGGATTGCGGAACGCACCCCAATTGATCGAGCCGAGTGTGCAAAGGGCTATCCTGCCGGTATCATCATCTAATCTCTTAAAACTCTTTGTGGGAAGAAGAATCTCGCAACATAAATTTGACTGATAGATGGTGTGATACTCAGGATCAAACGGACCTTGATTCTGAACGTTGTCGATAAACACCAAGTAGATGCGACCGGTATCAGTGCGCTCTTTTAAGATGCCTCCCCGGAACACATCATCTGCACTCATGGTCTTGGTTCTCAAGCCCGGAGTGTTTTCGTATTTCACATACAGTTTTTCAAATTCTGTTGTGTTTCGATAAAAGGCTTCATATAAGTCAGGTACTTGATTCGGGTCAAAGAACGTGATATTTTCTTTGTTTTTAAACCTTCTCCAAAAGAATGCGCTAAGGACAACTCCGTAATCCATAAATCTAACTCTTGTTTCTTCTGTGCCTTGATTGTTTTTAAGAACAATAAGGTCATCAAACTGAAGATGCCAAATGGGATAAAATACTGTAGCACTTGCATTGCGAATACCTCCTTGACTGCAACTTCTCAAATCACCAAACCACTTTTTCAAGAATGGTATCATGCCAGTGTGCATGATTTCCCCGCCTCGTATTGGACTCCCCAAAGGGCGCAAACGACCAATTTCTAAACCTATGCCAGCACGTTTGCTGGCATATTTGGCCATCATCTCACCGGAGGCAAATATTGAATCGAGATCATCGTCTGATCTAATAAGCACACAACTGCTAAACTGCTTAGTAGGAGTACCAAGCCCAGCCAGCACAGGTGTTGCAAGTGTGAATAGTCCATCACTTGCAGCTTGATAATACTCTTTAATATAACGCATTCTAGCTGTGTTTGGCTCTTCCGTATGGAACACAGTAGCGGCTGCCACCATGTATCTAACTTGAGGTGTTTCATATATTTCCTTTGTTGCACGATTTTTTACAAGATATTTTTCAATCATCTGCTCTATAGCTGCATACGAGTACGATTCATCTTTGTCATGATCGATCATGTCGTTCATGCGATTCCAATCTTCTTCACTATACCATTCTAATAATTCTGCGGTATACAAACCTGTTGCCACATTCTTCTTTACAATTTCATAAAGGTGCGGTGGGTCATAAGCACCATAAACATCTTTACGTAACATCGATAAACGTTGCTTACCTGCTACAAACTGATAGTTGGTATGTCCTACATCAGGATTGGTTTCTACATCGATCAGATCCACAATGGCTCTCAGTGTGATTCCGTCAATTTCTTTGGTTGTAATTCCATCGTAAAAATGCAATTGTGCTTTGATTTCAATCATGCTCTGACTTACATCTGCTGTTCCCTTGCATATTTTGGCTACTTGTGCCTGCCATTTTTCAATCATCAATGGCTCTCGGTGGCCGCTTCTCTTAACTACTGATATTTGCGTCATCTTACTCTCGTTGTTGTTATAGATACTGGGCCTGTATCTGTTGTTGAGTTAACTGTTTTTTAACTTTTACCTCTAGGTTGGTATTTACAATAGTATTCTTTTCCCAATTCAATATATATTTTGTTTGATCTATTAGGACTAAATTGTAATCCTGATTGGATAAAATCAAGCTTGCAGTAGCCATATCTTTGCGATCTAACATAGTTATAGTATACAGTATTCCAAGTCCTCTTGCAACATCACAGTAGATATTATCGCTCAATAGTTGCCATGGATCCGGCCAGTCTGTAACATCGTCCCAATGCAAATGATAAGGATGCCAAGGAGTGGTCAGCCACCAATTGTTAATGGCCATCAACGCTTCATCCAAAGGACAAATTTGGCAAAGAGTTCTTAGACCAGCCCAAGAATCAAGTCTGTCAGAAAATTCAGTAGGCCACATCAAGCAAGATGGGTGATTGAATAAGTCATTGTTCCATTGATACTGTTGTTAGATGTGTACTGCACATTTACAGTATTTGAAGTTTGGCTAACTGACAATGATACACCGGTGCCAGGTGACCCTAGTGTACTCACACCTTGATAGTGTCCTGTGTTTTCTACAAAATCTTCAGTGTAGGTCAAATCACTTGATCCACTGTTAGTGGATACCATCATGGTTCCGGTGCGATAACCTGTGCCTCGCACAATGGTATAGGTCAAACTAAATGCCTTGGTTACAGTTGTATCAATGGAAAAAATAGTAACAGTGGTATTGTTTTGTATTTCAATAGTTTGCCCAGTTTCTATTACATAACTGCCTAGAGCCAGTTGTGATCCATTGGTTATTGCTATACTAGCCGATTGATAATTGGTGCCCGGAGTGGTCAAATCTATTCTTGGATATACTGCCGAGTATTGATCACTGCGCTGGAACATATCACTGATACTGATATTGTTACCATTTTCTATTCGAATTATACTGCTTGATGGATTTGTTGCGCCATTGAACTGATTTGCAACATCATAAAAAATATTATGTCCTGAAGCATTCAGCGTGGCATACACACCAAAAATAATGCCCTCAGCATAGATAATATCAAACATATTGCTGGTTATTCTAACACCAGTGGGACCAGTAATGGTTGGCGCACCTGTGCCTAGTAATATTCCTTGATACAAAGTATTGAACTTGCTGTTGGTAACTGTGATGCCTTGAATTTGTTGATCACTGTTAATTCCCCATACGGTGCCATTGAACAAACATCCATCAAAAACAATTTGATTTGTAATTAGACTAACACTACTGCCAAAGGTAACACATGATGTACCAGCTGATGCATTAATCAAAGTTGCTTTTGACAGCGGACCGTTGAAGCTGACATTTTGAAATCTACAATCTAATGCATCATTGATCAAAAAGACTGAGGTTGTATTATTGATATTTTGAAAACCCATATCACTGATAGTGATATACCCAGGCGGTATAGCACCATTGGTACCAATATTGGCACCCACCTGTTGCAGACTATCTGCAGTTTGTGCTACCAGCTGACCAGTGCCGCCGTCCATGCGTATAATACTACCATTGATGCCATCGCCATACAGTGTGGCATAAGGCGGTATGTTAATGGTCCCAGTTACCCTGTAAATACCTGCAGGAAAAAATAAATTTCGTCTGATTTGAGGATTAACTTCTCTACAGTATAATTGATACAGTGCACGATTTATAGCAGCAGTATCGTCAGTGACACCATCGCCCACTGCACCAAAATCAGTTACAGTAGCAAATTGATCAAGCCAGACCTGTAAACTTTGAGTAACCGGAGTTCCAGCACTTGTTCCAGTCTGTACAGTGTAACCTGCGGCAGCTCCTTTGTAGGTGTAAACACTATTAATAGCCAAAATGTTACTAAATTCAGTAAGAATCTCTGTATTGCCTATCACAGGGGCACCCTGTTCTAATGTGCCGTTACCGATGTATAGCTGTCTAGTATCTGTGCTCCAGCCCAATTCAGCACCCGCTAGTTGGGGTAAATCTATATTCAACCCTAAGCGGTTGGTTATTTGACTGATCTGTACAATGGCCACAATGTTGTCCTTGAAATTATGGTGTATTTAGTTGGACAAATAGTATAATTCTAAACGACGCCACCACTGGTCAGACCAGTAGTCAAAATCTTTGGATTCCAACACAAATTCTTGATACACAGGAATACCAGCATGCGGACCTGTATCCTGCGGCTTTACACACATCAGTACAACACCCTTGCGTATGTTCGTGCCGTAAACTTCATTGTGTGCTAGTGCATAGGCTGTAAGTTGTAGGTAATAATCTTCAATCCATTCTTGCTTTTTTGGTTTATTCGTTTGCTTGTAATCTAGTATGCTTTCTTCACCTAAGTGTATGCCCACACCATCTGTGGTCCCTGCGTACAAACCAGGAAAATAAAGAGGTATTTCTACTCCCCATATTTCATTAACATTACACAATCCTTGATCAATCACACACTGTGCCATCTTGTAACTATCCCATCCGTAAGGATTTGATCCACGATCAGGCATAGCACCTTCTTTGATATAGCGTTCAAGATAGGTGTGCATTCGGGTGCCACGATTGGCGGCCTCTGTAGTAATAGCCTGCGCACGATCTACACCAACACGACGGCGCCACTCATTGAGAGCTTGTTTTTTTTCTTCTGGTTTTGTTTTATCTAGTACAGTGGTTACACTAGGGACTCGTTGACCATTGGGAGTAAGATATAATCGCTTGCCATCTACTGATTCTCTTGATAATGCATGGTATTTAAATTTTTGAGTATACATATTAATTTTTAAAATAATGAGTGATGTTGTGTTGGGCTATTTTGTACATGCGATTAATTTTATCTTTTTTGTCAGAGCTGTTGTAAAGTTCTGTCAATGATGATAGCATATTTTGGATGCGTCGAGTTGGATTAGTTTCGCTATCGTAACTTTCATCCAATACATCATTGAACGTATAAAAGCCTCGATCTCTAAGTTTTTGTAAACTGTTGGCATCTTCAATTAATACAAAAGGTTTTCCAGTAGCCAAACATCTTGCCGTTTTTTCTGTAAAAAATCCATTGTTTCTAGGATCAGTTTCTGCTATGACTTCTATTTCAAATTCGCCCCAAATTTCGTGATAGGTATCATATGATCGAACCCATCCATAATCGGCTGGAGCATCTTGATTACCATTGAATTTCTTTTGTTTGACCCATTCTAATTCTTCCGAGAACCAGTCAGGAGTAATTGTGTTATACTCTTTGTAAATTTCTTCCATGTTGGGTCGGAATATTAAAAATGTATCGCCGGTAAAAGTTTTATCAATTTCGTACAATAGTCGTAATCGATGAGGTCTAAAACTTCCAATTACTGTGCCTATAAATTTTGCGTCTGTTTTTCTAACAAACTGATTTTGTTCTACTGCATGAGCCAGTCGAATTTTACCTGCATTAAAAATACTTTTTTCGCATTCAATGTAAGTGAACCCGTTATTTTTCCATGGATAATGTGTTTGTACAATGACTGAAGATTTGTCTATGGCCAATTGATCGCAAAGAAAATCAAAAAAATCTAATAGCCCGCTAACACCAATATTTTGACCATCGGTGGCATTTATAATTATTTTTTGATTTTTATAGTATATTGAAAACCAATCTAGTAGAATTTCTTTATGTGCAGATGAAAATCCATACCTATAGATATTAGTTGTCATGTATACATGACCGGAATCAACCGAATCAATCATTTATACTCTAAAGCTTTCTCCGCAACCGCAACGGTCGCGTTCATTGGGATTGATAAATTCAAAGCCTTCGTTGAGGCCTTGTCGAACGTAATCTACAGTTAGTCCATTTAAGTAAACACTGCTTTTGGGATCTACAAATAATCGGCATCCCTGACACTCAATGCATTGATCATCAACGGTAGGACAATCTACGTATTCTAACACATAAGCAAGCCCGCTACAACCTGTGGTTCTTACTCCAAGTCGAATACCTTCGCCACGACCACGTTTTTCTATAACCTGTTTTACCTTGTTGGCGGCCCGTTCAGTTAGCGAGATCATGTTTTATTTTGTAATCTGCAACCGCTGCTTTGATGGCATCTTCTGCTAGGATTGAGCAGTGGATCTTGACTGGTGGAAGTGCAAGCTCTTGAGCAATCTCGCTATTCTTAATCTGTGCCGCGGCGTCAAGTGTTTTACCTTTAACCCATTCTGTGACCAACGAACTTGAAGCAATCGCAGACCCGCAACCATATGTCTTGAATCTCGCATCTGTGATGATACCATCTTTGACCTTTATTTGTAGTTTCATTACATCACCGCAAGCCGGCGCTCCTACCATACCTGTGCCTACGTCTGTGTCATCCTTAGAGAAGGAACCCACGTTACGTGGGTTCTCATAGTGGTCAATCAATTGAGCTGAATATGCCATTTATTGTACTACTTCTGTGTGTTTGTGTTTAATACTTTTTTTAAGAAGTTTAAACCAGATTTTTTTTGCTTTGACAAGATCATGACGAATTTCGGCACGATTAAGTTTTAAGATTAATTTACGTGTTTTCATTTAGTTTGGTACCAATACTATTTTCTTTGTGTTTGTTGCAGGATCAATCATTTCTTGCCAATGATACCCAACTGGAGGTTGCTGAACAACACTCACAGGTGGTTGAACAATAACCGGTTGTGGTTCAACATAAACAGTATTAGGGCGACTTAATTCGTATCCAATTACTCCACCAATCAGTGCAGGAGCAACCCACCCACCGCCGCTGTAATATCCACCGTGCCAGCCGCCTCGATAACAACAATGTGCTTGTGCACTTGCTGATCCCAATACAGCCAATAATGATAGTGCTAAAAATATTTTTTTCATGACATTCTCCTTGGTTATAATAATATAACGCCTTAGGCAAGTATTTAGTATACTGCCTTTAGACTAAAATGTCAAGATATTTTGATTATTTCATGCCTCGGCGCATGGCTTTTTTGGCATTTTGATCTACTATGTCTTGAGCTTGATCCACTGACATTGCAGCACTAGCAGGATCCTCGTTGCCCCGGAACCGAACCACACCAGAATTTGGATCCAGTGGTTCCAAAATATTACTCAATGGTTCTTGACTGATCAAATCACCCAAGTTTTGTGATGTAACATTGACACCCATACTTTTGGCTATGTCAATAAATGCATCTTGACTGATTTCTTTTTTGGCAGATTCATCACCCGCACGTCCACTCAAAAACATACTGATGGCTGCTAATTTTTTTGCGTTAGCAGCCACTGGATTTTCTTCAACCTCAAAGATTTTCATTATCTACGACCACGGCCTAATGCGGCACCTGCAGGTTTAACAGGAGGTTCCATGTCGTCAATATCTGGTAGTTCATCCGCTGGATTGATCTCAGGTTGTGGAGCTTCTCCAGCCATTCCAGCATCCATGCTGTCTTGACCAGGAACCATTGGCGCTTGCCCAGTGACTACACCCAATGCCTGTTCGAGTTGTTGTTTTGCACCTTGCAAGTTTTGTAGTAATCCGGCCAACGCAGCAGTTGCATCCGTATTGAATTGCATGGCTTGATCTACGCCAATTTGGTCTCGGATCTGTTGCATCAAGGCAGGTAAATCTTTGAACTGCATACTACTGACTTCTTCGCTCATCTTTTGAACCTGATCGACCATGTCTTGACTAGCCAATACAACTTGAGCTTGTTGAATTTCGCTTTCACGTAGGGTACGATACAAATTACGACGCAAACGATTTTCCATTTGTTGTTGTGGCATCATGGCCACAGAAGCTACCATTTGTTGTTCATCTGGATTGAGATTTTGTCCTGCAGCTGCTTTTTTCATTGCGGCTTGTTGTTTGGGGTCTTTGATTGATGCAATCTTTTTAGCGGCAGCAGCAGCCTGAGCACTGGCAACTGTGGGATTTACTGGAGGCATGCCAGATGCTGATTGTGCTTGGTTTTGATTTGCTCCTGCAGTGGATCCCATGGATACTGTGGGCGTTTCACGCAGTTTGCTTTTCAGGCCCTGTTCCATCATTACCAATTTTAAATAAGCTGGATTATTTTCACTATTGTGAAATTCAGGTTGGCGACGGTGTTCGGTGATCAATGATCTCACACGACCTAGCATGTGTCGAGCTTGAGAGCGTGTTAGTTGGTCAAAACCAACTCGGCCGCCGAAATAACTTTCCATTACTTTAGCGACTTGCTTTGTTTGTTGTGGCACGGCCAGTTCTTGCAGTTTCATTTAAGAATCCTCGTTGTTGTCTATATTTAGCCCAATTAACACATTTATTAAGTTCTATTTCTAGGGCTTTTTTGTATATAATTTTGGTTTCCAATTTGGTACCAATATCTTCTCTAAATTGAGCACGACGACTGTGATCTGCAATTGAGGATCTTACAAAAATATCGTTTTTTAATAGCTCGAGCTTGCGGTCAATGGCTTGTAGTTCTCGAGCTAGATTATAATTGCCAAATTTATCTGCTATACACCAGCTGGCTGCATTGCGAGTGGTAGAAAATTCACCCATGCGTTGTTCACCACAATATACTGTGTATCCTGGTTTCATGGATCGTATCTGATATCTACCAAACAATTCATAGTCGCCGTTGTCATTTTGCCATAGAATATTGTTTTCTAGTGCATGAAATTCTTTTAGAATAATACGTTCAAAATCTTGATCTTTTATCATTTAAAAACATAATGTGTTAGCAGATAACCCACAGTAGCAGTAAAGAATCCAATTACGCCTATGCCCCACCCTATCAGCTGATCTGTACGTTTGTCAGCCATTTTTTCAACCATGGCATGCACTTCCACTATCATGATTTTGAGACCAGAAAGCTTGTCTTCTAACACTGTTAGTTTTGTTTCCAAAGCATTATAACGCTCAGCGCAAAGTTCTACGTGCGCTTCCAAACTTTTCTTTTCAATGTCGGTGGTTTCCAGCATAATATTTTTCCCAGATCAATTATTTATGGCCACAGGGTCAAACCATATGTTTTGCTCTGACCCTGAAGTTATAATGATTGACGGTAACTCTCTTTGATTGTCTAGATCTATAATCATTGGTACGCCTTCGGAATCTAACCTTAACACCTGTGTGGGATCCAGTCTGTCCCCAAACACACCTTCAGTTTCTGTAGCAAATTCAAATTGCCACGACTGATTTACGCATACAGGATATGTAAGATCAAACAACTGAGTACGCATGGACAAGATCTGTGTGATGGTCTCCCAATTTCTCTGTTGATTTCTTGCTCGATTCCAGGCCACAGTGTCTGTAATCCAGGATCCTGTGCGATCCTGGAAAGGTATTCGTGCTGATTTTGCATGTCCTGTGACACCTGTGGCGGTGATATCAAAAAGTGTTCTACAGATAAATCGCATTAAAATTGCGATCAACTTTTACCGAGCTGATAGATAACTTTTGCTTGTTCCAGCACATCTTGTAAAGCAGGATTTGTTTTGGCAGCTCTGCGTATTTGTCCCCAGAGCTGATCTTCTTTTAATTGTGCGTGTATGTCTATGGCTCTAGGACTTTGGCTATGCAACTGTCGTTGAGCAGAACCATGCTCTCTGACATAGACTGTTTCGCCACCATCTGGTGATTCGTATATAACCGCTTCAGTGATTTTGTTGACCATCATAATATGTGTATTTAACGTCAACAAAAAACCCCAGGTTTTATTCTGGGGTTGTTTTAAATCAGTTAGTTATTACTGAGTTGTGAATGATGCTGTAGCAGAAACGTTACCAGTTGAAATACCGATATTCAATCCACCTGTTGCATTGGCTTGCTGAGCTGCAGCAACCAAAGTTGTTGTAGTGTATGCTCCTGTGGGGAACAATGCAATGTTCAACACTTGTGGATTACCAGGGCTAACTTGATACATAGCAACTGTGCTGGTTTGTTGGATAGCTTGCAACACGTTGGAAACATAGCCATAAGCATTTCCTGCACCTGCTACGCCCAATGAACTGTTGGCAGTCAATGAGAAAAAGTCAAGTTTGGGGCCTTGAAAATTGGTTACGCTTGCGTTAGCAAGATTTGCGCCTTGTGCAACTGAACCGTTTAGTACGTCTGTTGCAAATACTGGTTGTACACCACCTGATACTGGGACAATATATGCCATTTGAAAATCTCCTTAATATGTAGGCTCTCGCCTTACTTTTATTTATCTTTTGGAGATAAAATTAAGGGTCAGGCAATCAGTTCAGGATTGTTTAGTGCACGATTGCCAGCTGAGAATCCAAATCTATTGACCAGTTTTGCGCGGCCTGCAGGAGTTGCTAGTACCCATCCTTCTTGCCCTGGCTGTTGGCGATCCAGTTGTTGTAGCAAATCGCTTTTGAGATCATGCAGGCCTAAAAATGCAGTAAAGGCTGCACTGACACCGTCCATGTTGCTTCTTGGACTCTGCAAATATTCTACTATGTTGTTGAATTTTCTAGGTGTCACATTGGCCTTTAACCAGTCGCCAAATCCAGGCAACAAATTGTTGAAGTTTGTGGTGATTCTTGAATTGATATAACGTTTGCACAGTGCTGGTAGATCAGTTATGCCATGACTGCGAAGATCTATTGGGCTAAACAATTGATCAATTGCTGGGCCTTTTTCTTTCAATAACTGCTTGAGTTCTGCAACCAACTTAGCATTGGGTTTTACGTTTTGTATTTCTTTTACATTAGGAGTTATCAGCAACAGTCCAGGTACCGGGCGTAGTTTGACATCTCCCAAGGGCTCTGCAGGACTTGTTGGGTCAGCAATCTTGGTGTGTATAGCCACACCCACTTCACTGTTACCAATTTGTTGTCCAAGATTGCTGTTTGCAGGAATTTTATATTCAATGAAGTTGGGCCTGAACACATATGCGCCTGCTATTTCTGGTGGAGTTTGTGTGTACAACAAATCGCCTTGGATGTATCCTCGGAAGTTAGCTGGTACTGCGGCACTCAACAAGGGCCACAGTTTCACATAGATAGCAATTAGATCGCCACGTTCTCCACCACGCTGATTCATGATTTTGGCAATTTGTTCTGGGCTGGTGGCCAGGCCATCGTAACCTTTGGCCAGGAATCCAGACTTGTCTGTGAGCACAAACTCTCCAGTGGGTTTGCGTCCAAATATGATAGCAGGTTTGCCATCCCATTTTACAGTGGTAGTGCTGGCAGTATCTGCAGCTGCATCTGCTATGATTTGCAGTGCTTCTCGTATGCCGCGACTGCCTTTTTCAAACACCAGGTCTTCAAGATGTTCAATACGTACATCTTTGGCAGATTCTACTAGAGGTCTCATGCCTTGATTTACAATACGATCTCTTAATCTTGCCAAGAAGTTTGTGTCTGATTCACCACGAGTTTCAAAAAATGGTACACCTTGATTGGCAAAATGTTCTCGGGCATCTGCTAGTTTGGCATCACGTTTGGGATCGTTAGCTAATGCTTGTATGATTGTTTCCACACTGTACAAATCATCTCGGGTAGCAGATTTGTTCAACAACAGTTTGGCCACTTTGTCAGGATCATCTGTGATCACTTGATT